CCTTCGGCGACATTCGCCATGTGGCAGGGGTTGGCGCAAAAAACCGCACCAACCCTTCTTTAAAGCGTTTTTGGGTGGGCTAGCGTCAAGGGGTATCCAAAAAGATTTATAAAGACGATAAAACTGTCTTTACAAATCTTTCTGGACGTCCTCCCCCTGACTTGTGGTTAGGTGAGTGGGTGGATTAGTGGTGTTTAATTGATAAAAATATTAACACTGCAAAAATTAAAACAAGAGCTATTGAAACACCTATCAAAGCTTCTTTAAAAAAGACTTTAAATATAGACATTCCATATTTTTTATGCAAATGAATTATGGCGTAAAGTATTAATCCACCAACTACTATATCAAAAATCATATCCCAACCTTTGCCCCTTGATTACTTAACGATTTTTCATTGTACCCGTCATACATCAGATTTTGCGGACTCTCTCCGCCCATTGTCAAGACTTGAGGATTTTTGGACTGTGCCTTTGGTGCTTCCGTTGCCGCCGTTTCGGGCTGTTTTATCTTGTAGGGGTTAAAGGGCAAGCCATTTTTAATATAGCTTAAACAGGTTTTTTTGCTGATTTCTAAAATCTTAGACCCTTGGTCTGTATAACAATTACAGCCATTATCGCTTTTTACGCACGCGGACGGCCAAGGCATGGTTTTAACGGCTTTATTCATTCCGTCATACATTGGCGCTGTTTCTGGCCTATCTTCTATTCTCGGTTTAAAGTCATCTTCGCTTATGTGAGGTTTCGGCGGTTCTTCCGCCTTTGTTTCTTGTTTCGGGTATTGCCCTAATCCGTCCGTTCCGTCCACCGCTGGAGCGGTTGCCGTACCGTCCGTTTTAGGGCTTTCCGCCAAGGCGGAAACTTCTGCTTTTGGTTTTTCGATCGGGGCGCTGATGTCTTTCCAGCTTTGCCATACATAAAAACAGCAGATTAATATCACGCCAAGGACAAAAGGGAAGATGAAAACTACTTTACTAAGTTTTGTTTTAATCTTCGTGTGTTCTTCCGCTGACTTGTAAACGCCAAATGCTTTTTTATCAAGTTTATAAACGCTTTTAACACCGTTTGCGACATCGCTATTAGATTCTGGATTTGCGCACCTTTCCCATTCAATCATACGGCGCACGCCTAAACTGGTTTTGCCGATGTGGCAATGGTGGCCTATCAGACTACGTACATTAACGTCTATTAGGCGCGGATGTTGTGTAAGCAGGAATATATCAATGCCTCTATGACGGTGCGTTTCCAGTTCTGCTACGAAATCGGGAACTTTTGAACCGCTTGGCCGTGGCCTAAATACGCGCTGACATTCGTCAATAACGAGTATTGCGCCAGTGGGCGCCCATTTATGCCAAGTCTGCATACTTTCGCCTTCTGGAATAGGCAGGTTAGGAATAATTTTGTCATTTACTTCGGGGATACCGTCAAGATATAGCGGACGGTTTTTTAAATCTGACCTATTCATAAGGTCTGAAATCATTTTTAGGGTTTTACCCGAGCCGGGAACACCTGTAATTAAATAAAGCATAATTTACCCTTTTATTTACTTGCCATTATCGCTGACAGTTTGGACATTGTTTTTAACGAAGCTATAAATGTGAATGTACCGAAAATCCAGTTTAAGCAAACTCCTATTCCTAAAATATAAAGCACTTGCAAGGAATCCTCTGTCAAACCGCCTACTTGTTGGGATACGGCCTGCATAAGCTGATTTTGAAGGGCATCTAAACCTACATAAGTTATAAAACTTAGTCCTACGGCTGACATGATTTTTCCTGCAACAGTCGTTAATACGCTGGTTAATAACTTTGCCCACATATCACAATTCCTTTACTGCTGCATAAGCAGCCCAACCACAGCTAATAATGGTTACTAAAATTAAAATTGGCCTAATTTTTGAAGCTATGTAACAAACGTTTTCATAGCTCATTTCAAAAGTACCTAAAATTCCCATATCAAATGTTTTGGGAGATGGGCAAACTCCATCTGTTTTAAAGGTATCAGTTGGTTTTATTGAACCTATATCGATCGTATTTTGGGGAATTTCAGGGTCTTTCGCTTCAATTTCGCCCATATCTGCACACGCTGCGATGTTTGGAAACAGCGAACAAAGGCCATTTTCTTTTTGATTTGGCGTTTGTTGATTGTTTGGACTATTCGGACTGTTCGGCTCATTCGGTGTATTGGGAGAATTAGGGCTATTTGGTGCGTTTGGCGTGTCCGGACTCTCCTGTCTGCTCGGTGTTGTCTTTTCGGGCTTATTCGGTGCTTCTGGACTATTTGGCTTTAAATCTGGACGTGGCACATAATCAACGCCTACAGTGCCGTCTTGATTCATTTTGAATCTTGTCTGTTGCGGTGTGCTACTGCCTTCAGGTGTGTACGGCGCACTAAGCGCAGTATCAGGGCTAAATGTGCTTGGCTCGGCAGATTGATTCACAACGCCCATTTTTGCTAATTGGTTCATCAGCTCGGCATGGTTTGTCTGATTGTTTTCAAGCATACGCTTAAGAATGTCTAACATTTCTTTTTGTGTCAGCATGAAGTCATTAATATCAACTGAATCATTATTATTTATAATATTTTGACGGTTTAATTCACTATTGGGATAAGTACTGATACTTAAAAACCGACCATATTTACCCGAAAATTTTGGACTATATGTAATTGTTAAATCATTTGAATATTTAATAGAAATACTAGAATTTTTCATGTCGTATAAATGATAATTTCCATAATCAGATCTACCAACACCAAAAGATGTTTCATAGCTTTTCCACTCAACACTTTCGGCTTCGCCCCCACCCCATTCGCGAAACCTTACGAGTACAACATTTTTTCCAGATTTTTCTTGTTTTTCTAAATTTTCTTTTTTTTCTTGCTGTGCTTTAGCTTTTTGTGCTGCTTCTGCTGCTTTTTTAGCTGCTGCTTGTGCTACGGCTTTTTGATAGTTGCCTTCGGCTTCTGCTTGGCGTTGGGCTGCATAAAATCTTTCTGCTGCATCTCTAAATTGTTGCGGTGATGGATTATTTACCAACCCTAAAGAGCGCCCTAAATTCACAATTGATTCAGGTAATCCGCCAAATAGGTTATTTCCGAAATCTCCTAAAGCAAGTACCGAACCTTCAAATGCTGACTGATAATTTCCAGCTCTTAATTGAGTTGCTACATATGAGCCATTTTTACTTAACGCATTTGCAGCCGATGACCCAAACCATACACCCGTAGCAGTTTTTTGAATCGCGCTTGTACCGGCTCTTTGATTAACAGTCGTGTTCATCGTGCCAGTTTCGCCATAGCGACCTGTAACCGTTACTGTTTTGCCTTGGCTACCGTTAAAATTGCCACCGTTTTTAGTTACTGTCGGTTTGCCGTTGTTTTGTACATCAACTTTCCAAACGCCTGATTTTGGATCGTAGCCACGACGTTGCAAGGCTTGGTCACTTGGAAAACCTGCGTTTTGATGTTGTGCCGGCGGAGGTAGGCCGACTTCTGCATAAGCTGTTAAAGGACTTAAAACTTGAGTGCCAAAACATACAAGCACAAGCAGGCGACTGCATAGGGCGAAACGCCGAGAATAAAATAAACTTCTGGTATCATTCATTTTTCCTTTTCCCTTTTATTCATCATTTCTCATATTGGCCAGTTTTACGACTTTTAAGCAGACTACGACAATAAATAAACCTATAAAAGCAAATAGCATAGACTGTCCCAACTCTCTACCCTGATCATAAAAATCTTGATTATTGCACTGCGGAAAGTTGAGCTTTACTTGGCTTCCGTGATATTCCCATGCCGAACCAATAAAGACAGGGTGATTTAACACCCCGTCTTTATCGATTGTCGGTATAACTTGGGACATCACATGATTTTGAGCTTCTATCTGCGTGCCATAACAGATTTGGCCTACTCGATATCCCATATCAAACCTTATGCTTTATTGATCACGCGTTTTGCAACGGAAATAGTTGCAATCACAACGGCCAAACCAACTACAACTGCGCCAAATGCGATAATGCCAGTTTTCAGAGCGCCGATTTCTGTAGAGGCGGTATCAAGCAAGTTTGTATCAGCCATAGCCGGAGCAGACAGGGCAGAAACGGTTGCAATTGCCAAAGCTGCTTTAGCTTTGTTTTTCAGGTTTTGGAATTTCATTTTGTTTTCCTTTAGTTAATGTTGAAAAAAAGTTTTGCGGTGTTTCGGGGTCAATTCAAGGCACACCGCAAAGCCTTGAATCTTGTTTATGCTTCGTCTGAAAAATAAATGTTGTCTTTAAATGCGCGTGGGAATACTTGCATTGAAACGATTTGCTGTGGCTTATAGCCTTCATATTTTTCAGGATGTTTGGTGCGAACTTCGCAAAGTCGCGTTTCAGTTTCGCTACGGATAATCAGGCCGACATAATGCGTCTTGGTAAATGTGCCGTCTTGGTTTTTGCGTTCACGCGTGAACATTCGATCAAAAGAGGCGATAACAAACATACCTTGTCGGCGTTCTGTTTCTTGTGTCATGTTTTTTCCTTTCTGTTTAAATCAGA